GCTAATGCTTGTTTTTTAGCGTTTGCTATGGCCTTCATATTTGTTTCTCTTGGTTTTGGGCCTTCTGATAGTTTTGAAACTGGTTTTTTGATTCCTGCGAACATAATATTTTCCTTTATTGATTAAACAAACCGACCGCGGGTCTTGCCGCGAACTTCACAGCCGCCACCACGAGCCATTCCTTTGCTTGTATATGATTCTACTGATACTTTACCTGATTTTAAAGCTTTTCCTTTAGCTAGCGCACCAGCACCATGACCCTCTCGCGCTTCGCCTTTTGCGTATTGCTGAGGAGTAATCTTGCCGGATTTAACTGCTTTAGCTTCAGCACGTTCTTCTGCTTTAGTTTCTTTACCACCAAACATACCACGTGCTTTTATTGTGCCGCCTTTTTTCAAGTTTCGGGATTTTTCCCAATTCTCAAAATCTTTTTGATTTTTTGTATCTTGCAACTTATCTTTGATTTCAGAAGGGATAGCATCTGGACTGGCTGTGACAGTTTCTCGCGTAATTGAGATAGCTTTACCTTTAGGTTTTTCACCGTTTTTACCTCCTAAAGCACGTTTAATAGCATCAACAGGACTCCAGTCTTCTTTTTGTAGTTTAGTTGCAGCATCATATAACTTCTTAGCAGAAACTTCACCACCACCGTCAAACTTTTTACCTTTGTCAGCACGCATAAATTCTTTCCCTACTTTCTGAGAAATACCCATACGCTTTGCAGCTTTAGGGTCGTTGGCTACCATTGCCATTAAATTGTGTTGTTTTTTAGATTTACTAGGCATTATTTTGTCCCACATTTCCATCGTTTTAGGGAAGCCGCTTTGCGTGTTGGTCTACCTTTTTCATCCTTCATAGGACCTGGCATTCCAGACATACGAGCACAAAAAGACTTTTTACGAGCACCGCCCTCAGGCTGTGGGGCCTTCAGATTTGAACCCGTAGCGGCGTTATATTTAGCACGGCCTTTAGCGGTTAGCCCTGCACCTTTAGATACAGGGAGCTTCTCGCCACGACCTACGGCTAATGAAACACCTTTTTTACTCTTGGTCGCCATTTTCTTTATCTACCTCAGGCAAATCAGCGCCTTCGTTCAACTGTTTGATTTTCTTGGCTTTTACTGATTCTTTAACTTCAGGCGTTTTTGGTTGTTCGCCCCAACCGTTTTCATTGATAATCATTGAATAGTCCTTATTTGCTAATCCAGTGTTGGATAAAATATGTAATAGCTGAGCCTAACATACCACCAGCTCCGCCTAACATCATCAAGACTTTCCATCCCCCACGAGCTTCTGCAAGAGTTGTATTAATAGCAGCCAAGGTTTTTTTAATATCTTCCATGTCCTGGACCAGTCTATCCATATCAGCTTGTAGATGTTTAATTTCAGTCTCATGTACAGCTAACTCTCGTTCTATACTCATTTACAATTCCATCTTTTTAACGACGCTGCTTTACGTGTAGGTTTACCGTTCTCATCTTTCATAGGACCTGGCATACCTGACATACGTGCGCAAAATGATTTACGTCTTGCAGCATCTTTCTTTGTTTTCGGATTTGGCGCAGGGGCTTTTAAATTAGACCCCGTTGCTTTATTGTATTTAGCACGGCCTTTAGCGGTGAGACCAGCGCCTTCTGACACTGGAAGTTTCTCACCCCGACCTACTGCTAATGATGGGTTCTTAGCCATTAAGTATTACCAGCATCAGCGCTGTTTTTAACTAGTACAAACTGAAATTCACCAGTCACGTTTACAGTACCACTTGGAGCCCATGCACGTAACTCAACATCATTTTTCTCTTCAATAACTAATGGATAGTCGAATCGGCGTTCAAAACTACCACCAGCTACCAAACGCATTGTTGACTGAATTTCTGGGAATACCGTGCCTGTTTGATATTCACGTTCAATTAATCCTGCTGATACTGCTAAGTTAGCCGTAGTTGCCTGCGTTGTTACGGTATAACTTGTAATATACGCTGTATATCCTGCTGGAACTGTGTATCCTGCAAAACCCCAATTATTGTATGAGGAATCTGAGCGCCAATAGATTGTTGCTGGAACACCTGAAGTAACAGTGCCTGTACCTACATAAATATCACCTGCTTGTGCTGCGCCAGAACCTACAGTCAAGACTTCTGAATAATTAATACGTAAATAACTATTAGTTGTATTTACCGCAGTTTGACCATTTAATGTAATTACTTCTGAAATTTGGTTGTAATTAGCATCAAGACCTGCAACTAAAAATGTACGAGCACCTGTACCAGCAGATGTATCATTTGCTGATGAGCTTGATACTTTCATTACTGTAGCGGTTGTTGGATATGTATATGTAGCACCGGCTGTAATAAATGATGCAATAGTCTGTGGTGTGGTACCAACAGCATTAGCCCATCCAAAGCGGAAGTAATGTTGATGCCCATAGATTTGACCACGTGAAACTTGAAGTTCAAATGGTTCAAATTTACCTTTTTGGGTAATCGATGATAATTTGCCGTAATTCGCCATAATTAATCTCCTTTGATATTAAAGCGGGGCGTGACCACCCCAAGATTAATTAAACAGTCAAGTTGTTAGCTTGCAAGTAGCGAACTGTGATTACGCCTTCGCCAGCACCTGTGTTTGTTGAAGTAACAGCAATCTTAACGTCTGTTGTACCTACGTCAACAAAAGCTAGTGTACGTGTTGCATCTGTACTTGGAGTTACTGAAACGATACCCACTGTACCACCTGCCACTGCGCTTGCCGCTGTGAACTTAGTAGCCAATACTGTTGTACCTACGCCAAGTGTTGAAGCTACGCCATCCCATGCAGTTGTTACATACAATGTGATTTCTACGATTTGACTGTTTGCTGGGATTACGATTGAAGTAGCACCAGAAGCTTGTGTAACTGCTGATGATTGAGCCATTACTACTTGACCTACGTTAGCTACGTCTGTGCCAAGTGTTGTACCTGTTGTGTCACGGATGTCACCCGCGCGAATTGGACCGCTAAATGTGGTATTAGCCATTTGATTTTCCTTGTGTTATAGCACTCATCCACACAATCTCTATAACGTCTGCTAGGCCAGTTTGCATGGATATATGTTTCCTAGACGTAATTTCTTTATACGCGGATTTTAAGTTTGTGTCAATAACTTAAAAGAAAAACCCCCAAGCAGTTTTACCTGATGGGGGCCGTGTTGCTTGAATTAGGCTGGGCTTGTCACCCAATACGTCCGTAGACCTAGGCGTCCCTAGGCTTCACTGGTAAATTCCAGCCATAACTTGATATACAGCGGTCCGGACAGTGTGTTGATTATACTAGCTTATTTGATTTTATCAAGTTTTCTTCTTGTGTTATAACTCTTAAATTCCAAGGTACATGTAACCCACATACGGCGTCATTAATTAAAGGCACTATATGATCAACTACATACCGTTCACCTGTAATATTAGACATAGTAATAGCCTGCATGTATAGGGCTTTAATATTTTGTTTTTGCTGATATGTAAGCCATTTAGGTGTTGCGTTCTTATGGCGTCGTCTCCGTAAACTAGTAAGTGTATTGTAGTAATCTTTATTTCGTTCTTTATGTATTTTTTTCCATCTTCGTTTTTCTTCTGGCGGTCTAGCCATAGCACGAGCTTTAACTAGCTCTTTATTTTTATTGTAGTATCGTTCAGCTGCAGCCTTAGCTGCTTCGGATTTGGGGAGTGTTTTACGGCGATCATTTTCCTTTTTCCAATCTTCTTTACGGCATGTGCAACAAATACCTTTAGCAGTCTCTCGATTATCTAGATGTCCGCGTTTGCACGGTTTATTAGTAAAGTAATATTTATCTCCTGCATCTATTGCTTCTTTACGAGTCGCGAGGTAAGTCATATTTATCTCCAAGTGAGTTACGACACTGAAGATATTATAATGTTATTTTTTGGTTGTCAAGAAAAATAAAAAGGGGGCCGAAGCCCCCTTGTAAACCCTTGCTATTACTAGCTTAGGCGCCTTGTGAACCGTACATACCTAGTGGATCTGACCAACCGAAGCTGTAACGCTCACGTGCTTTGTAACGTACGTTTCCAGTGTCAAAATCTCCGTCCATTGAAGTAGCCAATGGAGTACGAACAAAGTGTTTCATGCCGTTAGGAACATCAGTTGTCAAGAACCATGCATCTGGATCTGTCAAGAAGTGGTTAACTGTGTAACCTTCTGGGATAGAACCATTGTTCTTGATAGCGTTGATGTCGTTATCAGCTGTACCTACGCGAAGTTCAGTTTCCAACAAACGTGTTGCAACGAATTGCAATGCTGGTGGGATAACCAATTTCTTAGGTTTAGCAGCGATCAAAAGACCACGCTCATCAGTCCAAGCAGCGATTTGAATAACTGCATTTTCCAATGCTGTTTCGTTCAAGTCAGTTGCAACTGCTGGAATGTTTGAGTTTGTGCCGCCAGTAACAAGTGGGTGGTTGTTTGCGAACAAAGCAACACCGTCACCGCCTGCGTATGCACCACCGGTAAAACCGTTGTTCAATACGTTAGCTGCTTTAACTTGTTTTGTGTACGCCATAGCACGAGCCAAAGCTTTAGTGTAGCGAGCAGACAATGTGTCATACAAGTTGTCTTCTACTGCTTCTTCAGTCAAGCTGAAGCCCAAAGCGATAGTTTCGTGTGTGTAGCGAGCTGTCCAAGCTTCTTGAGCATTGTCATAAGCGATGGCATTGCCTTCGTTTTTAACTGGAGCTGCTGAGAAGCCAGACAATTTTGTTTCTTCTTCGAAAGAACGTTCTGAGGTCTCTGTTTCGTAGATCTCTTGATGTTCTTCACCATAACGTTTGTACTCTAGACCGAACAATGCGTTCAAACCTGGCAATAGTTCTTTGAGTAACTGTGCGCGTGAAATAGCCATTATTTATTCTCCTTAATCGCCAACGCCGGTACCATTGTAATACGTATGGATACCAAAGTTAAATTTAACGATACAATCGGTGTATGCATCACCAACAGTAGAGAATGGACCGTTCACAAAATCCACCAAACGCATAGCGATAGTGCTTGTTGTGTTACGTGTAGCCACGTCTAATGAGATTTTTGAATCACCAGTTGTTGTTGAGCCTGCAGTTTGGTTCACACCGAAGTTAGAACCCAACATTGTTTGAGTAACAGAATCATCTGCTTGTACTTGGAACAATGTGTCAGGATCATCGCATACATAAGCCATAGCATCAGATGCTACAGTACCTGTAGGCCAATATTGAGAATTCAACTTGTATTTCAAAGTTGGGTCAGTGTATGTACAACCCAAGAACACACCAACTGTACCAGCTGGGAATGGATCTGCGTTTGTACCTACGTTTGTTACTTTTACGATAGTACCATCAACACCGATTGCAACAACGTCACCAAAGAAAATGTTAGCAGCATAAGCACTAGCAATTTTGATTTGACGTGTTGAGCCAGCAAATACCTGGCCACCAATCAAGTTAATAGGACGTAAACCGTATGGGGCTGCTGTAGTAGCCATAGTTTATCTCCTTAAATTATTTACCTTTACCAAAAGATGTAGAAGACTTTTTCTCTTTAAATAGCGGCATACGTGCGTCATTTTCTTTCATGAAGTTGTTATCAACCGCATCAGATTGTGACTGTGTTTGCTGGCTATAATGAGCATTACGTTGATCTACAAAATCTTCTGGTGTTTTACATAAGATTAGACCACCAATTTCTACGCTATCTTTAAAGCGAGAATTTTGGTTTGAGTCTACAAATAGCTGTAGTTCAGGGTGATCCGTCAATTTGACAGGCTCCCATCCCTCACGCATTCTCTTGGAGACATTTGTCGGATCAGCTTGACCTAACATGCTTGTCCGTACCCAACGGTATGCCCAACCTGCTTCTTTCTTAATTTCAGGTAGTGCAGATGCTGGTGCCCATTGTTTCGGGCGTTCAAAAACTTCACGTACTTCTAAATCACGGTTTTGTCTAGTTTGATCGTTCATTATTTTGTCTCCAATTTTAAAGTCTCACGTGCATATTGTTCCGGGGTCAAGCCGAGCTTCTTGGCTAATGCCAATGCTGATTTTGACAAATGTACTTTTTTAGGCGCGGTACTACGCGAAGCCGGAGCTACAACGGTCGACGGTTTTTTGCGTTGGGCGGGTGTTTCCTCGTCCAGCGAATCATCCCCAAAGTATTCGGGGAAACGTTTGCGCATCGTATTATCGATGGTTTTGTAGTATTCATCTGAGTTGGCGTTAACGCCTGAGCGGACTAGCTTTTCATGCAATCCCAAAGCTAAACTAGTCATTTCCTCATCTGAGCCAAACCAGCTGTTTTTGTCTTGCCAAGCAAGCGCTTTACGGTCTGGTGTTGGAATGTGGGATCGTTCTGGTTCTATATATACAGGTTTTTCTGCCTCTTGTAAAGCACTATATTGTGGTTGATAACTTTGAACTTGATTTAATCGATATTGCGCAGCGTTCATTTTCTGTTGCGCTTCGATAATTCGTTCAGTATCACCCATGTCATAGGCTTCACGATAATCACGTTTAGATAGCTCTAACTCGTGTGTAGCTGCACTAATTGCAGTACGTAAGTATTCTTGTTCACCTGTATTAAGTGTTGATTTAAGCCGTTTATTCTCATTCATAATAGATTGAGCATAACGTACAGCCTCTTCTCGTTCACGTGCAGCTGCTTCTTTCTCGCGACGTTCATCATGATAGACTTTGCGAAGCTGAGCCATACGTTCTTTAACTCGCTCCGAATAATCAGTTAGATCATCTTTTTCAATCTCTTCAACGATTTCTTTAGGTAGAGGTTTGCGATCGCGATCTTGAACTGGTGTATCATCTATTTCATTAATTTCAATATCGGTGTCGCTACTATCAACAACTACGTCTTCTTCTGCACCACCAACAGGTGTTACTTCTTTCTCATCGGGAAACTCGAACTCTTCACCTTCAAATTCTCTTGCTTCAGCCATTTATTGCTCCTTTTATGCGCGTTTAATTCCGCGTGGATCTTGCACTACCGCTTCAACAGAATCATCATTGATAACCCTGAATTCACGACCATGAATTGTGATTCGTGTACCTGCATATGCACGGGTAAGAATAAAGTCACCTTCTTTACACCATGGACCTGTAGGGAAACGATTCTCGTCTTTGTAGCATAGGTCGCCTAACTTCACGACAAACAACACTACGGTACTACTTTCTTCTAAGCGGCGTGTATTATCAGACTTAATAATGCCACTCTCAAAGGCCTCTTCTACATCTGGGATAGCACATAAAATGCGATACCCTTTTGGTTCAGGCAGTTGCGCTGCCTTCTCCACGTCAGTCTTGTCGCCTACGATTGCTCGTATTTCGGCTTCTTCCTGAGCGTCCTTCTTTGCTTGGTCAGCTAATTTTGATAAATCCATAGCTTGACCTAAGTTGATGCTACTCATCAAAAGTCTCCATATTTTTTGCGAGGTCTGCGATTATTGACTGCGCGGCAAGTAGACCCCGAACCATGCCTGCAGAATATTTATAGTCATCAAAAGATTTAGCTGCACCATCGCCTAAACTTTCAATTATTGCTTTGCGCCGATCCTCAATTTGTGACATTAAGTACTCTAGCGTGTCGTTCATTATTCAGTTTCTCCTGTTGGTTTTGATTGCTGTTCTCGTTGATTCCGTGCCATTTCTTTTTGATGCTCATGATCGCGTTTACTTTTAATATCTTGCATACCTAATTTAATACCTTCAGTTAGGTGTTTAGCTTGCATATTCTTGATATCTGATGATGCTTTAGCGCCAATTTGTGCACCAGCAATACGTTCTTGAGTAGATAGACGACTAGCCTCTGATGCAGTTTTAGCTTCCAGTCCTTTCATATCAGACGCGGCTTTAGCGCCAATCTGAGCACCAGCAATACGTTCAGCAGAAGCAATGCGTTCACGTTCAATAGCTAGACGTTCTTTTTCATTTGCGTCTTCAGCCATCATTTTTTGTGCTTTTGCTTGTAGTTCTGCTTGTTTTAGTTGTAGCTCTTGTTGTTGCATTTGGATCAACGGATCTTGTGCTTGTTGCTGAGCTTGCTGTTGTTGAATCTCTGATTGATCTTTTTGTAACAATTGTTGTGCTGCTTGGGCCAATAGCGGAGATAGTTGAGCTTCCAAATCTTCTGGTAACTCTTCACCTTCAGGAGGAAGCGCTGCGCCCAACTGCTCTTCAATTTGTTTACGGTACGCAAACGCAATGTGCTCTTTAATATGCGCAATCATAGCAGCCTGCATAGTCTGTGCTTGCGGATCTTGACCAATCAACTGAGCCATCTTAGGATCATCCATAGCCGCTTTGTGGATTTGAATGTGTGCTTCGTGGTCTTGGTTAATAAACGCTTGTACTGGACGGCCGTTGATAATTGCCATGTTTTCAGTAACTGGATCTTTAGGCTTGGTTTCCTCTGTCGATGGAATTAATTTACCAATGTTCTTGATACCCAATACTTCAAGCATCTGTTTATTAAGCTCAGTCATATCATAAATCTGTGGATTATTTTGCGCCATCTGCATAACTGCTTGATACTGAACTACTTTTTGCGCCATAGTTGCTGCATTTGGATCAGCTACTGGAATAACATCCACATTGTCGTAGTCACTGCGCTTAGCAGAACGATCACCCTCTTCTGGGTCATATGCGTAATCATCAGGAGTATAGTCACGAATAATACCTGCTAGTAACTTAAATTCTTGTTTCATCGCATAGTAAATACGCGATTGAACTGCTGATGATACTTTTAATGTGCGCTCTAAAATAGCTAATGTTGTACCTACAGGGCTGTTAGCAGACATATCTGACACTTGCATATCAGCCGCATTGGCAAAGCCTTTGGCTTCTTCGATGATGTTATTCATCAAGCCTTGCAACACTTGACTTGGCTCTTTATATGGTAGTGGCAAGATATTGTCACGGATAGTGCCGCTAGGTACGTCTACATCACGGAACTCTGCTGGTGCAATCGGAGTATCATCACCTTTGACTCGTAAGCCTCGTGTCTTAAAGCCACCTGGCAAGTTAGCTAGTGTACCTGCGTCTACCAACTGACGTTGCAACATAGTTGCGGCCTTAACTGATGCGCCGATTAAGTGGATCAAACCTAAGTTATAAAAACCAAAACCTGGAATGTAGCCATAATGTACAAAGTGTTGGCGTTTTTGTTTGGTAGGGTCTTCTGGGTCCCAATTACGACGTACTGCCAAAACCTCACCAGACCCACGCTCCATTGTTACTACATATGGAAGTGCAATACCTGTTAGGTTACCTTTTTCATCTTCGTCTTCATAACCAGGCAGATCTAAGTCAACATGCATCTCTAGCACATGGAAGCGATCGTCCATAGTGGCATTGAAGCCCATTTTTTCAGCGATACGCTTTTCAACTTCGTCTAATACGTGGTGGGGTTCACCTAAGTCAATATCACGATAGAAGCCAGCCACTTGTAGTTTGCGTAGTTCATTCTCAGTCTTACGCATGATGTGGGTTACACGAGGAGAAGTCGCTAGGCTTGATGCACCATAAGGAACAACGATATCTTCAGCTGGAACAAATAAAGATACTTGACGTTCTAATGATGGATCATAGTAAACTTTTTTGAACGCATTACCTGCAAGACCTAAGCCCCACAACATACGTTCGTGTTCAGGGCGATATTCCGGCATCCCTTCCGTTAACTGAAAGTTCATATCTTCTTTAACACGTTCGGCTGCATCTTCTTTTTCTGGAGTTACTTTACCTACGATCTGTGTTTTAACTGGGCCCGCTGCGGGGAATGTCTCTTGCATTGTATCTGCTTGAAACTTAACTAGTGCTTCCGCCAAGAGCGGATGATAAACAGAACAAGCGCCAGGCCAAGGCTCTGTGCGGTCTTCGATCTTTAGTCCTAGCAAATCAATACCGTCAATATAGGTATTAAGCCAATCTTTACGTGAATCTGTATCTGATGTGAAATCACCTAGCAAGTCACCTGACAACTCGGCTAACTCACCTTCTGACATGAATTCGGCCAAGTTGGCACTAAACTCTTCGTCCGTACCAGCACCGGGCTCTAGTTCTAGTGTTATGCCTTCTTCAGGCACTTCCTCTTCATCGCCTTCAACTTCAATGTCCATCTCAGGCTCGGCTTGTGCTGCAGCGAGCTCTTCTAACCCTTGTGGAGCTGCGTACAGCCCTTTATCAATATTGCCTGCCATAATCTATCCTTTATATTGCGTATAACGCTTTTGTATTAAATCGTCTGTATGAATCGTATTCATCTTTTTCATCGGTCGGTAATTGTATAAACCCACCTTTTCTGAAGCGAATCAATGCTTGTGTGCAGCTGTCCACATAGTCGTCATGCGTCCCAACCGGAAATTCTGAACATTCTTGTACTACTTCTTGCGCCCAACGGCGATCTAGCGGTGCCCACACCATACCAGATGCAAATAAATCTGCGACAGAGTTTGCTCTGGCAATCTTGTCGTTACCCCTAGATGGTGTAAATTCTGACACCGGAATACCCATAGAACGCAGTTCTTGGTAAAGCGCAGCGCCTGCAGACTTTTTCTCCACAATGAAGCAATCTGGTTCCCAGTCATTATACTCGTTTATCATGGATTTTTTGAGTTCTGGGAACTCCATACGCTCTTTCCACGCATTTAGCAAGATAATATTGTTCTGATTCGTTTCCTCATTGAAGAATACACCCCATAACGTTACCGCGTTATAGTCCGCACGGTTATGTTTTTCTTGTGCTGCATCAAGTGACATGATTGTAAAGTCGCACATCGGCGGGTCGTCTTTCTCCCAAAACTTCCACCATTCACGTTTAATAATCTGAGCACCTTCCGCAGTCGGATTTTGCAAGTATTGGCTCGACCAGTAGCGGGTGTCCATGCCCGCGCGTTTCTTTTTAAGCTCTTCCAGTGGCCAAAACTCCGGCCACAAGGATCGTTCATTAGCTGTTCCTTCGTCTAAAATCGCTGGAAATTCAACGACTTCCCACTGGTCAGCCTCTGGATTTTTCACCATATGGTTGATAATCTGCCCTGTCAAGTCCATCATCGACCAGCGCGTCATCACGACAATAATCACACCGTTAGGCATTAGACGTTGCAACGGACCTGACTGGAACCATTCCCAAGCAGATAAGAACACACCAGGATTACCAGTTTTGGCTTCTTGTTCAGAGTGCGGGTCATCAATTACGAACACATCAGCACCACGACCAGCCAGCGCACCGCCCACACCAGCAGCGTAGTATTGACCGCCAGCCGAAGTATTCCACTGCCCAGCTGCCTTTGCGTCTTGATTTAGCGTAACGTTTGGAAACACATTACGATATTCGTCACTATTAACCAAATCACGAACACGTCGACCAAAGTTAGTAGAGAGATCCGCAGTATGCGTTGCCATAATGATTTTTTTATCGGGATGGTGGCCCAAAAACCAAGCAGGAAACAAGTAAGACACCAACTCAGACTTACCCATACGTGGTGCGATGTTAACAATAATCCGTTTCTTATCTCCATTAATGGCTTCTTCCAACAATTTAGCTAGTCGTCGGTGA